ATGAACCAATGCCAGCAGCGACCGGCGTGGACGCGATGCCGCCAAGAGAGGTGCCCAGCCTGGCCGCAAACGGAGCCATCTTGCCTGTCCATGTCTTGAGCTTCGACAGCCATCCGCGGCCGGCGCCAGCGGCAACAGCCTCCGCCGCCACACCCACGCCGCCCAGCCCATCCGGCCAGTTGGTCACGAACACCGGTTGCACGCCCGTTGCCGCCTCAATGGCCTTGCCCTTGGCAATTCCTGCCGCTGTCGAGGCCGCTCCCTTGCCGAACAATCCCTTGAGCACTTTCGCGCCAGCGAAACCGCCACGAGCAATGCGCCCAAGTCCGTATGTCAACCCGGCGGCGGCCAGTCCGCCCACGCCAAGAGACACGGCCTGAGAGATTGTCTTGTGTTTCTCTGCAAACGCGCCAAAAGCGCCGGTGAGTTCATTCATCTTGTTGACTGCTTCGGTCAGTGGGCCGAGCAGCGGATCAAACAAGGTCGCCAGTGTGCTTCTGGCTGTGCCGGATAGCTTTTCCATTGAGGCATTCAGTCCGCTACCCCAGATGGCCAGCTTCTGCGCCATCGACAACGCCCCATGTGCAGACTTCTCTATATCCTGAAACCCTTTTTTCGACTGGAGGAACATCAGCGCGGCGCGTTGCCCTTCCTCGCCGAACATCTGCTGCAACACCAGCATCCGTTGCTGTTGATCAGGGATCTTCGCCATTGCGACACGTAAGCGATTCACAGCTTCTTCCATCCCGACGAACCGTCCCTTGTCGAAGAATGACAAGTTCAACTGTTTCATCAGGCGCGCAGCCTGCGGCGTGTTCCCCTTCACGCCGGCAAGAAAGCGATTGAGCGATGAGCCAGCCAACTCACCCAATGGGGCGAGCGTGGCCAGCGCCGTGGCCGTATCCTTGAAATCCACGCCCAGCGCTGCCGCGCTCGAACCTGCCATGCGCAGGCCCGAGATCAGCTCGGGAACATCCACGGCGGCAGCACTGGCCACTCGCACCATCCAGTCCGATGCAGCCTTGTAATCAGCACCCCTGAAGTTGAATTGAGCGCCAATGTTGGCAAGCGATTTCCCGATGGTTTCCGGTGCCTGTTTGGTCAGCGCCGCCAACGCGGCCGCCGAGAAAGCCGCACCGCTCTTGCCCGTGATGTCCTTCAGCTTGAGACCGGCCTTGACCAGGCTTGTTTCGATCTTCACCACATCCTCGGCGGAGAACGGAAGATTGGACGACACCTGCACGGCGGTTTGTCGCACATCCGCCATGCGGCGGGCGAGTTTTTCCGCACTGGTAGCTCCACCAGCCAGTTCCTGCTTGATGCCGAGCAGGGCCTCCTGCATGTCTCCGGCGGCAGAAACGCCTGGTTTGATCTTGTTGATGGCATAGGCGGATACGGCCAGGGCCTTGAGTCCAGCCGTGATGTTTTTCTGCATCAAATCGAAATCACGCTGGACATGCCGCGCATCCTTGCCCAAACTTTGAAGGCGACCACGCAGCTTGTTCAACACACCGCTGAACATGTCCACGGCCGAAATCTGCAACGCGAGGGCAAGAGTGCTCGACATGGATTACACCGCCTTGATTGCAACGATCGCCGGCACCGCAATGGCGCTGATTCTGGCGCACTTGCGTGCGACCATTTGGTGGATGATGATTATCTTTGTCATGGGTTTGGCCGTTTGTTCCGCATTCGCAGTCCTGCTACTCACTTTCGCCGCCTCCCTGATGCCTTTCTGGCATGCGGCCATGCTGGGCGTGGCCGCATGGGTGATTTGGTTTATCGTTCTGGCGCCCCGGACTTCGCCAGCAGGTTCACATACAGCCTGATCTCGTCCGGGGTCAGCGCCATGATTTCGGCGCGGCTCCATCCAGTTCGCGCACCAAGCACGAGCACAGACTCGTGCAGCGCCCTCAGCCGCGCCGTTCGGCTTCCCCCAAGCGCTCGACCTCACGCTGCGCTTCCACAAGGATCCCGAAATCCTCGGGATGCAGCTTGCGGATCAATGCGAAATCGATTGGCCCGGTCAGGTTCCCCAGTCGAACCAGCTGGCAAGCGATGAGCGCCCCTTGATAGGCCGTCGGGCGTTCGATGGTGGCGTATTCCTCGGCATCGAACATATCGCCGGTCGTCGCCTCACGCAGCTCGAATTCCCGCAGCACATCATCGCCGACTTTCAGGCCATGCTTCAGTTTGCCTGTCACCGTGACACTCATGCCGTCACCTCATCGCAGGAGATCGCCGCGAACTTGACCTTGATCTCGCCCGCAGTGCGCTCCGGCGGCTCGGAGCACCACGCTTGCCGCAGGATATAGTGGCTGCCGTCGTCGCCCTCGAACGAGATGTCTTCGTTCGTGATGGCGGCCAGCGCTTGGGCCGAAACGCCTGCCTTCTTCACGAAGGTTGCCTCCAGCGTCGGCTCCACCGGCGTCTCGGCATAGCCGGCCACGCCCTGATCGGACACAACCGGATCGCGCTTGACGCCGCCCAGGTTCAGCGTTGCGCCCGGCTTGCTGCGCAGCACGCCGAGGCTCGCCGTGCTGATTGTCACCCGTCCCTCAACCTGATTCGATGGCATGGATTACCTCCTTACACCCGGAACTGCACGAGATTCGCAAACACGCGGAGCTGATTGACCAGGTTCGGCTGGTCGACCACATTGACGCGCGTCGGATTGTTCGCGTCGATCTCGACATGCAGCGTTGCCTTGTAGCCCTCGTAGTCTTCCATCAGGCCCTGATCGATCTCGCGCTGATAGACCGCGAGCAGCGTGGCCTTGATGTCCTTCGGCCGGGCGATCGGCGCACCGGGCGGCACCGGCTGCGAATCCATCGCCAGCTTGTGCCGCGGATAGCGCAGGCCGATTTCGCTGCGCACATTGTAGCGGTGCGTCTCCAGCGTCTCCGGCGTGTTCACATAGAGGTAGGCGGCGTCGTCCACGCCGGCGGCGTTCACCTGATACTGGGTGATGGCGGCCTCGATGCGGCAGCGACCGTCCTGGGCTACCTTGTAGGTGCTGATGCCGTCCCACAGCGCGAGGTTGCGCTCGGTGTCCGTCCAGCGGTCGGCCAACGCCGGCGCCAGCATTCCGGTCAACTCCAGCGTCTGGAGCGGCCGCGCCGGATCGATCGCCAGCGCCTGGCTCGCCACCGCGCAGTAGATCGCCGCGATTTCATACGGCGGCGTGGGCGAGCCCTGGCCCCCCAGCACCGACACATGCGGGCTGTTGCGCCCGTTGCCCCACGTGGTGACGGCGGCGTGCGTGCCGGCGATGGCGGCGAACGCCCGACCGCCGATCTGGCGCATCGCCGAATAGCGGTCGGCCAGCTCAGTCTCCAACGCCACGATGTTGGCCGTGTCCGTCCACGGCATCGCGATCCAGCGATACCACTCGCTGCCCATCGCGGCGATGGCCGCCGTGATGTCCGGGTTGCCCGTGCCGCCGCTCATCGCGGTGATCGTCACGCCGACGCCGGCCGGCGTGGCCTCGCCGTAGTAGTTGAGGCGGATGTCGATGCCGTTGCCGGCCTCGCCCGCGTTGCGCGCGGTCAGCGTCACCGTGCCGGTGGCCGATGTCGCCGTGACCGGCAAGCTCGTGTCCGCATTGATGGCCGCAGCCAGATTGGTCGCGATGGTCGCGGCCGCATCGCCGGAGCCGACGCCGACCTGCACCCGCCGACCGCCGATATACACATTCAGCGTGCCGGGCGCGGTGGCCGGCCCGGTCAGCGCAATGCTGCCGGAGGCAGCGCTGCCCGCCGGATTGTCATCCAGCGCAATGGCCCAAGTTTCCGTCCAGGGGTCGATGGCCATCACATGGCCGAGCATCGCGGCAATCTGCGATCCGCGGCCAAATTCGCGCTCTGCCTGTGCGGCGCTGGTGATTCGCACCGGCACGCCGGCCGCGCTCTGGCCGCTGGCCAGCCGCTGGCCGAGGATCAGACGCTTGAACGACGCCTGCGCGAGTCCGGCCAGTGATGCGTCGAACTCGATGTATGCGCCCGGCAGGCGCAGATTTGCGGGGATCTGGGTGAATCCGATTCCAGGCATTACTTCTTACCTCCCTTGGCGACGACAGCCACCACATCGCCGCATTGCAGACGGCGCAGCCAGTAGGCGTTGCGCGGTTTTTCCTCACCGGCCTTTGCCAGCGGCCGACCAGTCTCCGGATCGCGCACCCGCAGTCCGTCGGCAGGCTTGATCTTGATCGTGTTCGTCATTGCGGCAGAGCCTCCTCTGTGATGATTTCCGGCGCGCCATCGCCGGTGATGTCGGAATCGGCGTGGAATGTGACAAACGCATCCAGCGCCGGTATCGGATCGGCATCCGGCATCACCATTGCCGGCATCTCGCAGTTCAGCGCATAGACCGCGCCGCCCATCTGGAGCGTGTATTCGGCAAATGCTGTTGCCGTGCCACGCACCACCAGCGAGCCAACACCGGGAACCGACATCTCGTGCAGTGCCGGTGCGACCGCCTCCAGCATGTCATACAGGCCGATGACCTGAGCCGCGCCGCGCCTGCGCTGCGCGGCCAGCGCATGACCGACGATCAGATACACGCCGAAGCGTGCGCGGATCGAAACATCGGCATCTGGCGTGGTGTCACCACCGAGAAAGCCGACCCTCACGCATGGTGCGAACTGGAGCGCCTGCTTGAGCGCGTCCACCGTCCACGGCCCGGCCAGTGATTCCACGCCGCGCACCTTGTTGCCGAGGCGAGCGGATACTGAGGCGATGATGGCGTCCTCAACCGTGGCAATGACGGACATCAGTAGCTCCTCAACCCATTGCGGCTGAAGGTGCGCGCGGGGCCGGCCACCTTCGGCGCGCCGACGGCCGGCGCTGCGCCGCCGGTCGGCAGACCGAGGTGGACTTCGCCCTTCGCGATGGCCTTGAGCGTGCGCACCGCATCCTCATAGCGGCGACGCGGTTCCTCCGGCGCCATCTCGTCGTAGAGGTTGTAGCGCGCGATGTTCGCGGCCAGCCGCGCCAGCACTGGCGGCACCGCAGCCAACGGCAGCGCATAGCGCTCGCGCAAATATCCATCGATCTCCGCATCGGCATCGGCCATCGCGCGGGAGAGCACGGCCTCATCGATGATGCCGGCGCCCGAACGATCGGTGAGCTGGATCAACTCCCGCTCACCGAATCGCTCGATCATCTCCGCGCGCGTGGTGTAGGGCATGGCCGCTTACGCCTTCGCCTGCTGCGCCTGGGCCTGATTGCCCTGGCCGCCTTGGCCGGAGGCCTGCTTCTTCGCCTTGATGATCTTCACGCCTTCCGCGCCTTTCAGGTCGGCCTCGGTCAGATCGACCGTGTGCTCGCCCTGCGGCAGATGCCCCACCTTCGGCAACGAGAGGCCATTGTGCGGCTCGACTACAATCTTGATTGCCATATCCAGTCTCCTTCGATTGGTTTCATTTCACGCAAGCGGGTTTGGAAGAGGGGCGGGGCATGTTGCCCCGCCTTGCTCCCTCCGCCTTACTTGCCGGTCAGATACTCGACCACGGACAGCTTCGCCGTGCCCTTCCAGGTGTTGGTCGCGCCATTCACATCGCGGTCGTTGGTCAGCAGCACATTGGCCGCCTCGAAGTTGCCCTCGCCGACGATCAGGCGCGTTCCCCGGATGCCGAGCGGGCTGCCGTCCGGCCGCTTGATGCTGGCCAGTGCCATGCGCGCTGCGGCATAGCTCGTGGCGTTCAGAGGCTCGCGGCTCGCGTAGATGAGCTGCGGCAGGCCGTAGCCGACAGCCACGCGCGCCTCGATGCCATACTTGAAGGTGCGCGTGTTGAACACATCCGGCGATTCCGGCGTGGTCTGCGCCACGAAGGTGTAGTCCTTGCGCTTCTGGAAGATCATCGGCTTCACCGGCCGGGTATCGTCCATCAGGAACCAGACCTCGCCGGTGCCCAGCACGGCAGGGCGGTTGGCATAAGTGCCATTGGCCGGATCCACACCATCCGTCGGATGCGCCGTGCTGAAGAAGTTGACGCCATCGAAGCCTTGTCCTCCAGCCAAGCCAGCCACCAGAGCCTCCCAGACCAGCAGGTCGGGATGGCGCGCGGCCGCATCGCCGATGGCCTGGATGCGCGGCTCGTAGATGCCGAGTTGATCGTCCTCGATGTCGTTGCGATCGACACCGATGGTCACCTCGTAGTCCTTGTTCGGCAGGTAGTAGCCGTGCGCGGCCAGGTTGTGGACAACCTTCTCATCCAGCCATTCGCGCAGGCCGGGGATCTGGCCCAGCCACTTGTAGTCGTTCGCGGCGGTCGTGCTGCGCGTTTCCATCGCCACCAACGGGTAGCGGCGCTCCACCGCTTCGAACGCATTCTGATACAGCTTCTTGAAGCCGATGTTCGCGTTTCGCAGCGCCTGTGCATTCACAATCATGATTGTCTCTCCTTTCCCTTAGCGGATTTCGACCCAGACGCCGCCGGCCTCGACACCCAGCACCTTGCCTGCGACGATGGAGTTCGTGGTGGTTTTCGCGACGGTGGCGTCGTCGGCCACATGCGCGACCTGGCCGACATCGGCAGCGGTCAGCGCACTCGCCGTCGAATTGGCGAACTGGAACACACCCCGGCGCACCTGGATGGTCAGTGCGCCCGCCGCGCCACCAGTGTTGTCAACCTGCGCCTCGGCGCGGCCGATCACGGTCAGCCCCGCCGCGTCGGCCGCCGGAACCGCGTTGCCCGCCGCGTTCACGGCCACCATTGCGCCGGCGTAGATCGTCGTGTTCGCCTCCACCGGCAGCGTCACCATGTCGCCCTGACGCATGGGCGTGTTTCGATCATTGGTCAACGGCATGATTTATTCCCCCTGTTCTTCCTTCATGGCTTGCAAAAACTCCTCGCGCGACAGCCCGAGCTGCTCGCACACCGCAATGGCCTCCGGCGTGAGCGCGGGTTCGCCGGCAGGCGCCTGCTGGCCGTTCAGCTCCTCGCCCAGCGGCACCACACGCGCCGCATTCGCCACAAACTCGGCAAAGCCCTCCGGATCCTTGCGGCAGTAGTTTTCGGCCCACTCGCGCGAGGCTGGCGCGATCACACCCTTCTCCAGCGCTTCGTTCACCGCAGCCTCCACGCGCGCGTTCTCGCGCTCGGTCAGCACCTGATTCAGTTCCGTGCGCAGCCGGTCGAACTCCGCGCGCGGCACGAAATCCTTCGGATCGACTTGCGCATTCGTCTCGATGGATGCCACGACCGCCCCAGCCAGTTCCGGGAGTCGCGTATTCGCCTGAGCCTCGCCGGCCTGGCCGCGCAGGATCGAAATGGCTTTTTCCAGCTCCGCGATCACATCGTCCGCCGTCGCAAGCTCGGGCAGATTCAGGATGCGCCGCAGACGCTCCAACAGTTCTTCCATTGCATTGTCCTCCAGTTGTGAGTTCGCCACCGGCGAGAGATCGCCGAGGTTCGGGTAGTGGGTGAGGCCGAAGCCCTTGAACGCGACCGTCTCGCCGGTCTTGCGGTCGGCCAGGAACACGGGGGAGAGATAGCGGTATTCCTTCTCGCGGATGGCATTGGCCGCGCGCTCCGTCCATTCCACCTCGCCCCACAGGCCGTTGTCTTCGACCGTGAGCGTGGCCGGATCAATCCAGCCGCAGGCGGGCGCGTCCGCGCCGGTCTCCGGCGCGGTGAGCGAGGCATGGAAATAATCGCCGGGATACTTGACCGGATATTTCGCCGCATTGGCCAGCAGCTTTTCGCCATTGAACCGCCAGCGGCGGCCATCGATGCCGTTGACCATGCCATGTTCGTCCACGGGGATCAGATGCACGCGCTGCGTGCGGCCGCCCTCGGCCAGATCGCCGATCTGGCAGACGACCACGCCGAGATCGATGGTCTCGCGGCGGCGGATCAGGGATGAAAGCCGGCCTTTCATTCGCCCGCCTCCATGTGATCGACCTCCATGCGCTCGAAGGCCAGGCAGCCTGCCGCCGTGATGGCTACGCGCACCTGATCCGCAGCCACATGGCCGGCGGAGGCCAGCATCCACAGCGCAATCTCCGCCTCCTCGCGGGGCGCGCCCAGCCGCTCCATCAACTCGCGCCGCCACGCCCGGCGCTCCGGCAGGGCCATGTAGAGCTCGCGCAGGATGTCGCGCCGCAATGCGCGGCGCGTCCGGATCAGCGATGTCAGGTCGTGTTCATCCCGGTGCATGCGGCGAACGCTGCCGCCCCGGAAAAAAAGAAACCGCCGGAACGGATTCCGGCGGCTCGCAAGTCAGTTCATGCGCGTATCATGCAAGCGGCTTTCGAGGCGCGCAAGGCGTCAGGGGATGGCGCGCCGGATATGCTCGGCGATGATGGCCTCGATCTCCGCCTCGTCCTCGCGCGAGACGCCGAGGAAGGGCCGGGCGGGGATGTTCGCCTCCGGCCGGCCGAACTGGTGCGTGGCGCCATAGATGCGATCCGTGCCGAACTCCAGTCGGTCTGCCGCAGTTTGGTAGCGCAAGGTCTCCATCAGCATGCCGCTGGCGATCAGCGCCTTGTCGGCGTTTCGCTTCTTGCGCGCCACTGTCTTCGGATCCAGCGGCGCCCAAGGGGTTCCTTCCGGATCCACGCCCTCGGCAAAACGCGCGCGATGGCTTGTGATCAGATGCTCGCCGATGGCCGCCAGCGCATCTTCCATATCGCCGCCCGCGCGAACCAGCCGATTGAGCGTCTCGCGCACGCGCTTGTCATCCACATTCACCCGAATGTTTGCGCCAGCCATGCGAACCTCCTATACTTCCATCCAGATACGCCCATTGCGCGAGCAGCCCCCGCCAGGGCCTCCAATCCTACGCGCAGGGCGGCTCCGGCGTGGCGGCGTCGGGGCCTTTTATTTCCGGCGATACAGCCTCACCCCGCGCCG